CCTTACTGGGTCTAAAATACTTGCCAGGGTGGGTCAAATTAGTGTGGCTTTTCCAGATGCAGGGTCAATATAGAAACCAGAAATCCACGTCTTCCCGATGTTCTCATTACCACTTATGAAATCATTGATATTCTGCTTTTCCTGCTTGATGCGAGCCTTAATTTTGTCAGGATCAGTGATACCGTCTTCTTCACAGATCTGCCTCCAGTAATCTTTATGTACTTCAACCTGAAAACGCGGAGGAGCAGAGTTGCGAATCTTCGCACGCTTGCCCTTGCCAATCAGCTCGTAAATGTCATACCATGAGTCTTTGAACGTTGCGACATAGAAAGGAATAGGATAATACTGATATCCTGGCGTAGGGAATCTTGTAAGGATAGCAAATTTACGTGTGCGTGTAGCACGACCGAAAGCGTCACCACGTGCAGCCCTACGGCACTCGCCAGTAGAGGGGTCAGGGTCAAGGCCCATGCGCACGCGCAAATCACCCCAGGGGTCTATTTCATCAAGCAACTCAATGATTTCCACGTCACCATCTTGCACCGTATTTTTCCAGTTTGCGTAGAAAACGTGATTGATACGGCCGTTATCGTCGGCCTTTTCGAAGCGACAGAAGCAACTTTCTTTATGTCGTACCTGTACGATGTGACACCCCTCATTGTCAAGCACAATAACCGTAACCGTAAAAAAGAAATACTTCATATCAAGCACCTGCTCAATAAAGAATCGGTTAAGTTGATTGCGAAAATAAAAGTCGCGAATTTCTCGATCGCGCGTCTTCTTTTCAGTAGCGATGTCATAGAAGCGTACACCCTGCCCATAGCACGTGAGCGCATTAAAGAGCTTGTTTTGCGCCATGACCATGTTCTCGCCCACCTTTTCAATAATGTGATAAGGCAGCATATCATCAGCGCCAAACGGAATATACTTATAAGTTTTGTCCCCTTGTGTGAACGTGCGAGGCTGAATGATACCACTATCGTCAAAAACCACGGACGAATTTTCGGAATATTCCGCATTAGCCGAGGCGCTGTGCCCATTTGTAAAGCCAGCAGCAGGAGCGCTATAGATTTCGTAATCTCCGCGCTTTTCGATAAAGTTCAACGTTGAATCATTTTCCATTTTTACATATAGATTTCTGCGCCCATAAACTCAAAGATACACACATCGCGCACCTCGCGAATTTGCCGATTTTTAGGATTTATCAGGCGATGAGTGCCACCGCGCCAATGTCCCGACTTTACCAGCCAGCCTTTATACTCAATAATGTCACCTGTTTTGAGCTTCCAGCATTTTAGATTTACAAGTTGCTTGCGGATAGCAGCTATATCAAGCTGCTTGCGCATTTCTGTGATGTGAATAGGCTTATTCATTAGTCAAAAGTATTATCAAAAGTATTGTCGAAAATTCGTCCCGCACGCTGCAGGTCAATAACGTTGTGAATGCGCTGTGCATACTGATAAGAGAACGTGAAGCGTGCTATCTCATCATCAAGGTTTGAAACCTCCGATTTCGACTCTGTAAGTGTCACCTCCTTGCCGACAACAGGCTGTCCGTTAACGAAATTCACGACATGCACGCGCTCAGCGCGAAAGAGTTCATCTACCCAGTTCTGTTGTGCAATCGTGAGATAGCCAGTATCAGCCTTGAATAATCGGTTTTCTACAATCTCTATATTACGCGTCTTACCCAGCACATTCGCCGTTGTGCGCTTGAATGAGGGGCTGACTTGATGCTTACCTACGCAATACATCAATTCATCACAGCCGAAAGAGTTCTCAAACATCAAGATAGGTGCGCAATCAGGGTGGGTCCAGTCTATCGTATATTTTTGTGTACGCTCGCCAGCCTTGACAACAAAAAAGTCAAGCACCTTATCAGCCTTCGTGAAGCGTGAGGGCGACACGTCAATTGTTGAATATTTGTTATTTCCTTGCACCTTAGTCGCAGCAAAATCAGCCGTTGAGCCGTCAACATAGGTAGCCTTGACGGCAGCTGCGTCAGTACCGAGATAGTGTAGGAACTCCAAGCGTCCTATAGCCGAAATTCTATCACCGCTATAAATAGATAGAAAATGCGTGCGCAAGAAGTCTTCGGCATTAGCAGTTACAGTGCCTTGTGTGAAGTCAGCAGCACAATATACAACTTTAGCATTCAGCGTCTTTGTATCAATCACAGCGTCATCGTCTCCGAGGTCTGTAATTGTCACAACAACATCTACGCTCAACCTCGCATGTGCATACGAAGTGAAGAGTGCGGAGAGGTCGGTGAGTTCAATGCTGCCGTCGTACTGATACAGGTGCTCGTCATACATTCGCACGCCGTCAACCGTCATGACAACGCCTGCGCGACTGCCCCCGATCGTGAAGGCTATATCGGGAATTGATGCACTAAAATAGGTGCCTGAAAGAGATTTTAAGATCGTAATCATATCAAATCGATTTACAACACAAAGATAGCAGGGAATACAAGTTAACAAAAATACAAATATGAGGTAGGTAGATTATATACAATAAAAAAGCTGCAAACGTCCTCACGACGTCTACAGCTGATTTTTAACCAAAAGCCTGTTACCAGGCGAATATTAAAACAAAGATATGTAAAAAAATGTATTTCTACGTTCAAAACTGAGAAAAAATTATCTCAGCCTCCAAATTTTCCAGATTAGGCCGCCCGATTCATCCGGTTCGAGCAGGAAACCATGTTCTGTCATATAGCTAACAACATCCTGCTGTGTAAGCGGATAAGTACTATCTAACGCCTCGACGATTTCAAGTGTAGTCTTGTTGTCAGCGACAAAAAGATTACTTTGCGAGGGAGGAGGAGCATTATTAACACGCGTGCTAAAGTACGCATCAAGTACGTTACGCTCTATTTTATTAATCTCATTCATCTTTTTTACCTTTTAAAATTGTTTCTAATTGTCTTCTAAGCGAATGAAAGCTGCGTACATAATCAAGCAGCTCTTCATCAGAAAAATCATTGCCTGACAAAATTTTGTCTGTAATATCATTGCAAAGAGATATTCTCACCTCAAGTGCATTAGTATCAAGAAGATCTTCTAAAGCTTCAGTTGCTTGCTGATTTAAATTTAACTTTGTCATAGCGAAATCATATTAAATAGTTTATCTTCTCTGTAAATCGTGTTATTCAGCAATTTAAGCCAATCTTTCTCTACATTTGTACGTGTGTAAGAGAAATATCTATCAACTATAGATGTTTTCATTTTCCTTTTATTATTTAGTAAAGAGTTACGTGCAAGTCGAATCATCCAGCATCAAGAGAACCGACTTACACTATTAATTGTGCTGCTGACTAACTAAGTGTTACTTTTTTCGTTTTTCTTTATTGTTAAGTCTATACACGAGCCAGCCTGCACAGGCAGCAGCAGGAACAGCTACGAGAGGATGAGAGACAACCGCAAAGACGCTCACACCTAAGCAGATTGTACCTAAGTGCATGTAGAGCACCGTGCGACGTGTCACGGAGAAGTCACACAATCGCGAATACACCTCGCTGCGCTGGTTAAGATAGTTGTTTACTGAATTTACTGCGTTCGCAAACATTGCGCGAACATCGACGCGCTGTTGAATTTGCGCTCCGTCGAATTGGATAGTTTGTTGCTGCATATTGCATCATTCTTAAAGTCTTCCTGCAGTTCCGCTGCATTGCCAGTAAAACGAGAAAGGCGGTCGCCAATCTCGCTGCTTTAAGAATGATGTCTCTACCCGATGGGCTTTGAAATTCTACGAGAAGGCAACCGCCAAATATGTTAGTTATGGGCATAAAAAAGGCCCGAGCAATTTTGCCGAGCAAGTAACCGCTGCTCACCGGAATAGTCTACTATCATTCTTAAAGCAGTAGCAAAATAAAAAAAAATCCCCGAAACCTGCAAGAGATTTCGGGGAAAAGTTATATAAAATTATTCAGATTTCCATTTTAAAGGCTCATCAACATGAAATTCAAATATGGGGCGTCCACCTTCAAATATAGGAATTTCTATCTTGATATCCTTAGCTTTTTTACAACGAGCAATAAAATCACTTGTTCTACGAATAAAAACAGATTCACTCGAACCATCAGAGGGCTCATTGAACCAATATTTTATAGGTTGTCCGTTGTCAAAACGAGCAAGGATATAGTTATCATTACTATATTCATTACCATAAATCTGACCGTCTGTAATAGAAATAATAGCATCATAACCACCAAATTTTTTCATATAGCGAACTGTAATTTTCGCATTCGCTGAATGATAAGGCGGGTCTAAATCAATAGAATTATCGCTTAAAATAGAAGCCCAGACATTCTTTGAACTCGTCATTTTATCGGTATCAAAATGAAAATCCCAACTTATTTTATTTTCTACATTTTTTTTGACTGGAGTCTCTTCTGGAGCTGTAGCTACAGAGTCCGTATCTGACCATGAAAACTCTGATGAATTGTTTTTAACAGGTTTTGTGTTACTACAGCTTTTTACAATAGATACCAAAAGAATCATACCTACCGTGAAGAGGATCATGAAGAGAAGAGCCTTTTTAGGACTCATATCACCAGGCTTAAGGTCTTTTTCTGAACCTTGTACTTCACAAGAATGCTCATCTGCTTTCACTGCATCTTTTTTAAGAGTTTCTTCGTCATTCGCTTTCATGTTACGAATAATGTCATTGACAATTTTTTCTGCATCTTGCTTTGCATTCAGATACTCTACTAAATCATCATCAATTTTTAATTTTGTTTCTTGCATACTTTTAATTATTAAGAGTTATAATATTTCGTGATAAAATGGCTTTCTACTTTCACAAGCAAAAAGCCTATACAAATAACCTTCAACTTTATGAAAAGTTGGTATATGCAAAAGTAAATAAAAACTCCCTAACCTACAAACGATTAGAGAGTTTATTTTACAATTAAATTTAGACACATAGTCATACACATAAAAAAGCCTCCGATGCTCACGCATGGGAGGCAAGAGTTCTTTTACTTAATTGAAGCATGAAGCATTCAATATTCTATCAATAAACACTCACTACTTCTATTTTCTTAGCGAGCGACTTGATGCCTTGAACAATCAGTTGCTTACGCTCTTGACTGGGTCTCCTTGTACCAACTGCATATTGACGCATAACAGCTTCGCTGACACCAATTTCTCTTGAAACGCCTGCAACATTTATAAAGTCATAATAGTTAAATAAAGCCCCTACATCAAAAGTATATTCAATTTCTAATTCAGGAACTCTAATACCATCCTCTTTCAAATCAAGCTTAGTGTCCTCCCAGCCTGAAAGCATATCGGCAATTGCAGCCTTTGCAGAACTCCCTTGACCAAGAACACGCGCCTTAACACTATCCACTTCAAGCACACAAGAAAAATTTTTCTCTCCTGGCTCACGTTCAACTTTTGCAATAATCTTTTCCATATTTATAATATTTTTAAAATGTCCTATCACATCTATATTCATTCAAGAAAAAGAGAAGCCACCCACCCTATTGCAGGTGGCCCTCCTTTACTCATTCAAGAGGTCTTTAAGGATAGACTTAGCTGTTTTCTCCTTAATCTCCTTGCTTCCGTGCCTCGGTATTGTTGTTCTCGCTCCTGTTTTAGGATTAATCCAAACATCATGCGAAGCACCATGTCGTTTCAAAAGGCATCCGGCCTTTTTCAACTTACGAATAAGTTCTGAATGTTTCATTAAATTTAAGAACTCTTTGTTTTAATCACAATGCAAAGATAACAAAAAAGTAAGCAACCTCCAAATATTTTGCTTACTTTTTTGTTATCAATAGAAAATTTAACACTTTTAATGGAAATATCAAACGTCTACAAATAAATCTGTTACATCGCAACCTATTGCTTGTGCAATTTCATAAAGAAAGCTTAAGCGCATATCTTGTGCCATGCGCCAGGATAGCGTACGTTCTTTCAACCCTAATTTATCGGCGATCATCGGAATTGCAACTCCCTGCTGC